CCATTTAATAAGTATCAAGATATTTTTTTTGCTGAATCTCTGGCAAGTTTATCTGCCTCTTCGTTTAGAGGGTTTCCATTGTGAGCCTTCACCCATTTCCATTGAACATCTTTTAGTTGATTACGAAGTGTGTCAATTTCAATCCAAAGATCCTTATTTTTTACATCACTCCCTGATGAAGTTCTCCAACCATTATTTTTCCATTTGTAGATCCACTGGGTAATCCCCTGTTTCACGTAGTTACTATCTGTGTAAATACAGACCTCTTGAATATCTCTCTTCACACACTCCTCAAGCGCTCTCACAATCCCGGTCATCTCCATCCGATTGTTTGTTGTATTAGGCTGTCCACCGCATAACTTATAAATATCACTGACCACACCCCAACCACCAGGTCCAGGATTTCCCAAACTGCTCCCGTCAGTGTAAACATCGTGGTACATACTTTGAGATTGATTTATTTTTCTAAGTCCATTGTAAAATGAAAGCTATTGTACCCATCTTAATGTTGTTATGTCTTTTATCTCTTTGTGCATCTTCAGTAAGAGCAGCGGGTAGTATTCCCACCACACCCATTGCTTCTATGACCAGTAGTTTTACTCTAATGACCACGTTGTTGGGTATGATGGGGGGTAGTATGTTTTGATGGATACTCCAAAGCCTTCTTTGGTGTTTTACAAATTGTGTCACCACAATGATCTCTGTTTTGATATACAGAGTTAATAGACGTAGCTATCTCATTACATGATTTTAGAGACCATCTTCCTAACTTGGGGGTTTCCGTTTTAAATAAACTTTCCAAAAGTTTCTTGAATATCATAACCAAATGTAGTAGATTATTTTTAAGTGTTACTATCAGATGATAAGTGTCCAGGCTGTTCATACACCTATGATCAGACCTCGTAAGAAGAAACTTAAACTTACACGTAGTGTCATCAACGATTTAAAAGAAATAAGTAAACTATCTTATTTAAATCGATGGGAGTATGCAGGTAAGGTGGAACGTGACAATTTTACATTCAGTAAACCGGAATATGTAACATCTAAATGTCGTAATTGTGTAAAATCTAAAGAGATTGAACAAATATGGTACTCAGAGATAGGATTCCATACACACCCGGGATTAGGAAAGACGAATGACATTGTAACCGAAAATACACCAATCTATACAACTCTCCCAAGTTCTCAAGATTTTGAAGCCTATATAAAGGGGTTTCCTGAGATGCAATGTAATATCCTTTGTGATGCACATGGTTACTATATTATTGATATTATCAAATCAGACGACTATAATACACTCCCATTACCATCCGCTGTTGATAACTACATGTCACGAGTGCGCTCTAAACCTTTTATGCGTATATGTGTATTTTCTGATGAAGGACTTGAATACTTCAACACAACGCTAAAAAATTGGAAACAACAGATTAATTCAGAAATACATACAGATTTAATGCATCAATTTGGTATTTCTATGAGATACTACGGATACAATGATGAACCACCGGTCATAACTATTCGCGTGGTTTAGTAGTATCTTTATCAGACCTGAAAAACCTATTAAATGGACAGTTTTCACATCGTCTATGTCGAATTGCACAATTAAGTGCATCCGGGTTTTTCATACACGTCTTATTTGCATTTTCTTTAGCTTTCCAATATTTAGCCTTAGTTCTTTGAGCATATGTACGCCTTCCAACAAAGCAATAGGGTTGAAGGATCATATTATGATGACGTATTTCGTTTTTAAATAACATTTTTCATGTGATTTAAAAATGAAGATCTAATTAATTATTTTTAATAGCAAATACAAAATTGATTTGTATGCTTAGTTAGAGAAGGCAAGACCACCCATACCGGACTGGATGCGGAGGACGTTGTAGTTAACCGCGAACATGTGCATGGTGGTGGAGGCAATGCCGGTGGGGATGGTGACAGCAACCTGCGCGTTATCAATGCGCGAGAAGTTGCAAGTGCCGGTAGGCTGGTGCTCTTCGGGCTTGAGCGCGAAAGAGTACGAGTACACACCGGGGTAGGGGCAACCAGAGTGATGGTTGTAGCTCTGGACTTGGTTGAAGTACTTACCCTTCTGAGCCTTGAACCTGTCCTGACCGTTGAGGACAAGCTTGAAGTCGGTGAGGGGACCGGACATCTCCTCGGTGAACTTCTTGATGGAACCGTCCTCACCACAGGCAAGGAGGGGAACACCGGTACCCTGGGTGATGGGCACGTAGCAGTTACCGGAAGCCTCAACCTGGGCATCAGACTCAAGGATAATGTCGGTAGCACCGGGGTACTTGGAGAAGTTCCAAAGAGAGGTGGCAGCGTTCGCGGTCGCGGGGTCGTTGAAACACCACACGAGCTCCTTAACGGGGTGGTTGAAGGAGAGGCGCTTGTTGGAAGTTGTACCCGCGGTGACAGTGTCCGAACCAGTGTGCTGGACCTGCTCAATGAGGTACTCATGACCCTTCTGGGCAAATCGCCTACGCTCCTCAGTGTCGAGGTACACGTAATTAGCGTAAACCTTGAAGGTGTTAGCGGTATAGGTGCCGAAATCGGAAGTTAAATCGAAATCGATGCGCACCTCGTGGTACTGCAGAGCAATTAGTGGGAGGAAAAGTCCGGGATTGCGGTTAAAGAAAAAGACTAGGGGCAAATAGACAGTGTTGCCAGTGGTGGCAGTAGTCATCTTACCCCAGGTAGCCTTCTTGGACTCATCGAGGTAGAGCTCGGAGTAAAGCCTCCACCAACGCTGGTAGGTCTTGTCAATCCTTTGTCCGCCAATCGATAATTCAGCGCTGGAGATCGCACGCTCAGCCACCCAGCAAGCATCATCACCGTCGGCGGTGCGGGAGTTAGACGCGCCGGACTCAAGCTCGACGTACATGTCGCCGACAAGATCACCGTTACGGGCGACAGTGACGGAGACGCGACCAGACGCAGCGGGGGTACCGTTGACAGTCTGCTCGATGTTCTCCATCGCGAAGTTAGTGTGGCGCTTGTAAACCGCCTGGAAGAAAGTTACCTTAGGGTTGCCAGTCAGATAGACATCCTGGGCACCATAAGCCACGAGTTGCATAAGACCACCGGCCATTTTGAGAGTTGTTGTACTATACACAGAGAAAAAAATTTGGGGTTAACGCGGCATTTTTCATTTTGATTTTTCTCAGTGTAGGTTAAATGTCATCACGTCCTGAGCAAGAAGAACCTATAGAGGAAATTGAAGAAGGTGAAATTATGTCAGAGGAGGAGGATGAGGATGTCCTCCTAAGTGATGATGAGTATGAAATTAACGATGATGACGATGAGGATAACATGGACCTCGCAGGTCTCATGACTTCTCTACTCGCCACCCCAGATGGAGATACTGTGTGCTCCGCCCTCGTCAATCTTTGTTTCCAACTCGAGACTCAAAATAAAATTCTAATTAAAATGCTTTCTCGAATGCACCCCCAAAAATCAGCTTAGAAAGAAAAATCGTAGTCTATTAAATTAGAGAATGGAGCATACCCATTTCATTGACAAGGATCCAAATAAGTATGAAGCACTGGTTGAGCTTCAGAAAGAACACATTCAGTCAATGAAAGAAGAACAGGTCTATACTACTTTGGATAAGTTTGAAAATGCGTGGTATCTGAAGACTAACGACTTTAGAAATGCCCGTGAATTGGGTTATCGTCAATTTGTTCATTCCGACAACTTTGACGAATTTGGAAATCCAAACCCGAGTCAAATTGACGTCCTTGCCATTAAGGGTATCCGGGATAAGCAGCGAACTTATCTAATCAATCTAAAAAATCACGCCAGGGACTTGAAGATTCACAAAAAAGAACCTAATGACGATGGTATGACTATTGTGAGAAGGATTAATAATGTATTGAAGCAGCTAAGTGATGGATATGAAAATATCCGTCGTCACTACACATCATTTGAACGTGTAGATAACCCGACTGCCCTGCCACAGTTTAGTACTTCTGGTGATCCATCTACGATGGATGAAGAAGAGGTTGAAAGTTCAACTCCGTATCAGAAATGCCTCCTGTATTCACTGGATCAAACATACAAGTCTGGGTATAGGCGGTACAAGGGACAATGCTGTGAAGAGATTCGCACAATTGAGGGACATAGAACTCGTGCATGGAAACCCAAATTTACCATTGAAAATTTTGTTTATTCCCTTTCCCAAAAGGACGATGACTTCACCATGTGGAAGAACTTTACGAGTCGTGGTAATGTCTACAGGGATGTTGTTGACAATATGAACAAATGCATTGATGCTCAATTCCCTGAGATTACTAAGCGTAGGCATGTTTGGAGTTTCAAGAACGGTGTATTTGTTGGTAAGGAGTGG